TTATTGGGAAGTAAAACAAAATAGTATATCAATGGTTCCAAACCAAAGTGTATATACCATTTATCGTTCAGCTTCAGATGGAACTTCAGATGGAGTTTTAAGTTATTTAGATGGTGCAATTACAGCATCACAAACAACAATTACATTAGATTCAGTTTGGCAATTTCCAACTACTGGAACTTTATTAATAGGATCAGAGCAAATTACTTACACAGGAACAGATACAGCTAATAGTCAAATCACAGGTTGCACAAGAGGTGCAAATAGTACAACAGCTGCAACTCATGCAGATAATACTGCTGTATATGATTATAATTCAATTACTTATGGACCAGATGATATTTTAGAAGCAACTTATAGAAATACATTACAAACTCCTGTTGCAGATTTTCCACTTACTAAGATTAGTCGTTCAATTTACAATTCTTTATCAAGTAAATATTCAACAGGACAACCAACACAGTATTGGGTTCAAAGATTTATAGATAAAGTTACAATCACTCTTTATTTACAACCAGGTCAATACCAATTAAATAATGTTGTTCATTATTACTATGCAAGTAGAATTCAAGATGTTGGAGCATATCAAAATATAACAGATGTTCCTTATAGATTTGTTCCATGTATGGTTGCTGGACTTTCTTATTATATGTCTGTTAAAAAGAATCCACAAAAGTCAGAACAAATGAGATTATTATACGAAGATGAATTGAAGAGAGCCTTAGAAAATGATGGATCTGCTTCTAGTTCATTTATAACTCCAAGAAATTATTATCCAAATGTCTAATCTATCAAAAGGTAAATATGCATATAGAATTTCTGACCGATCTGGTCAAAGATTTCCATATGTTGAAATGGTTCAAGAATGGAATGGATCATGGGTACATATTTCTGAATTTGAACCTAAACATCCTCAATTAGAACCAAAACCACATGCTGCTGATCCACAAGGATTACAATGGGCGAAACCAGATAGAAAAGAACCACCTGTTTTAAATTTATTAACACCAAATCCATTTACAACTGTTAAATATGCAGGCAACACTTATATAAATGTTTATCAAGAAGATCATGGGTACGACACTGGTAACATTGTAGCATTTAGAGGAGAACCTATAGTATTAACTGCTGGAAATTCTACAGAAGAGACTTCATTTCAAAATGTACAATCATTTGATGGAGTAACAGATATATCTAATTCAAATGGATTTACTATTACAGTTGGAAAAATAAATTCATTAGGTATTGTTAGTAATACATTAAACTATTATTATTTTAAAAGTTCTGATACAGCTACTAAAGGAGATGTTTCTGGTGGTGGTGAACAATGTTCTTCAGGACCAGTAACTTTACAAGCTTAATATGACATACGCAGAATTAACAGCTAAAATTAGAAACTATACTGAGGTAGATTCAAATGTATTTACACAAAGTATTGTTGATGGATTTATTGGTGATGCTGAATGGAGAATTCAAAGAGATGTAGATTCTGATAATAATAGAAAATATGCAACAGCTTCAATAATTGCAGGGCAAGCTTATGTAAGTACACCATTATTAACTAATCAAACTTTAATTATTAGAGAAGCTCAAATCATAGATTCTAGTGGTAACGCAAGCGTTGTAGAATATAGAGAAACAAGCTTTATTAATGAGTATAATCCTGATCAAGAGCAAGGATTACCTAAATATTTCAGTTATTGGGATGAACAAAACATAGTTTTAGCCCCTATCCCTGATAAAAATTATACCATGCAGTTAAATTATATCTTGAAACCTGCTGGATTATCGGCTATTACTACGACTACATATTTAAGTCAGGAATTCCCAACTGGTTTATTATATGCATGCCTAGTTGAGGCTTATGGTTTTTTAAAGGGTCCTGCTGATTTAATTCAGTTGTATGAACAGAAATATACTTCTGCATTACAAGGATTCTCTATTGAACAAATGGGAAGAAGAAGACGAGATGAATACTTAGAAGGTTCACCTCGAATTCAAAAACAAGGATAACAGGAGTAAACTATGGCTATAACACAAGCAGTTGCAAACTCGTTTAAACAACAAATCCTTTTTGGGTCACATAATTTTACATTGACTACAGGAAGCGTTTTTAAACTTTCATTGTACACATCAGCGGCAACTTTAGATTCCTCAACAACTGTTTACACTTCAACTAATGAAGTAGCTAATACTGGTCAGTATGTAACAGGTGGTGGAACTTTAGTTAACGTAACACCGTTGGTATCTTCTGGTGTTGCTTTTACAAACTTTAACGATATATCTTTTACAGGAGTTACTTTAACTGCAAGAGGTGCTTTGATTTACAATACATCAAACACTAATGCAGCAGTATGTGTATTAGATTTCACAAGTGATAAAACAGCGACAGCAGGAACATTTACAATTCAGTTTCCAGCTAACACAACATCAGCGGCTCTTTTAAGAATATCAGGCTAAATAGGAGTTACCTATTATGGCCAATACTTGGGGTGAGCTTACTTGGGGAGCAGGTTCGTTTGGTTTGCAAAACGATGCAAGCGTTCCTATTACAGGTAATTTATTAACTGTAACTCAAGGAACAGCTACAGCTGGTATAAGTCAACAAATTTCTTTAACAGGTCAATCTTTAACTACTTCTAGAACCGTAACAAATTATAATACCTATTCTACTGATTTATCTACTGGTTATAGTGCTAATGTTTGTACAAAAACATTAAACGCAACAACTGCGCCTGACGGAACAAATACAGCAACTTTAATAACAACTTCAGGTGCTACAACTCCTCAAGATTCTTATTTAAGATACAATGTTACTTTAACTCCTGGTACTCAATTTACAACTTCTGTTTATGCAAAAGCTGGAAATTCTAATTTTTTAGCTATTAGAGCAATACAAGTTGGTTCTCCATATCCTTACGCTTGGTTTAATTTATCAACTGGAACAGTTGGGACAGTACAAACAGGATTAACCGCATCAATTTCAAATGAAGGAAATGGTTGGTATAGATGTTCTATAACTTATACTTCTGAATCTCCTACAGTACAATATAATATTAATGATATAGGTATTGCACAATCTACTAGTAGTAATGCTTCTGTAAATGGTAATAGTATTTATCTTTGGGGAATTCAAACAAATACAGGCTCAGTTGCTCAAATGTTTGTTGCAACTTTAGGAACAGTTCCTCTTAGTCAAACATTTCCATTAGGAATTGTAACTGTAATAGGAACAGCAATTGTATCTGTAACAGGTAATCAATTAACAGTTACAGAAGGATATGCAGATCCAAATCCTGATGTTATTCTTACAGGAAATCAATTAACCACTACATTAGGTAGTGTAAGTATAAACGCAGAAATAAACGTTGGTTGGGGAAGACTTACATGGGGAAGTTTACCTTGGGGAGCAGATGTTACAAACGTAACAGTTTCTTTAACTGGGCAACAATTAACTGCAACTTTAGCAAGTGTAACTCCTTCCATTAGTATTAATGCTTCTGTAACAGGGCAAAATTTATTAACAGTAACTGAAGGAAACGTAACTACTTTAGCCAAACAAGATGTTTTTGTTACAGGTCAACAATTAACGGCTACTTTAAATAGTGTAACTGCATTAGGAACAGCTACTGTAGCAATAACAGGTCAACAATTAACTGCTACTTTAAATAATGTAACGCCATTAGCAAATGCAAATGTAACTGTAACAGGTCAGTTATTAACAGCTTCTTTAAATAGTGTAACACCATTAGCAAATGCAAATGTAACTGTAACAGGTCAGTTATTAACAATAGCTAAAGGAACTCCAACAGTTGCTATAGGTCAACAGGTTTCTGTAACAGGTAAATTATTAACAGTTATAGAAGGAGTTGTAGATCCAAGTCCTGATGCATCTGTTAGTGGAACACAATTAAATGCTCTTTTAAATAGTGTAACTCCTACAGGAAATGCAAATGTAACTGTAACAGGTCAGTTATTAACAATAGCTAAAGGAACTCCAACAGTTGCAATAGGTCAACAAATACCTATTACAGGCATAGGATTAACAGCTTCTTTATCTAATGTAGTTGCAGGACTTAGCATAAGTGTTCCTATTACGGGTCTGGCATTGACTACACAATTAAATAGTATTAATATACAAAACTGGAAATTTATTAATACTGGAACACCAGTAGATTGGATAAATGTTGACACAGCAGCTTAAATTTAATAAAATTAATTAAATAAGGAAATAACTATGGCATCTTCATATTCTACAGACCTCAAACTAGAATTGATGGTAACAGGGGAAAACTCTGGAACTTGGGGCGATAAAACAAATACAAACTGGAATTTAATTCAACAAGCTGTTACTGGTTTTGAATCTATATCTATCGCAGGTGGTGCACAAACTACTGCATTGGTTATGTCTAATGCTACTATTTCTAATGCAAGAAATATGACACTTGTTTTTACAGGAACAATTACTGGAAACCAAATAGTTACTATTCCAGATGGAATTGAAAAATATTATTTATTATATAACAACACAACAGGTTCATTTACTGTCACATTTAAAACAGTTTCAGGAACAGGAATTACTTTAACTCAAGGATACTATTGTATTGCATATTCAGATGGTACAAACGTTTATCAAACGGATCTTTCAAATTTATCTGGGACAGTTGGAACTGCACAAATTGCATCAGGTGCAGTAACTACAGCAAAAATTTCAACTAATGCAATTACAACTTCTTTATTAAATACAGCTGCGGTCACAACTGCAAAAATTGCATCAAATGCAATTACAACTGCTTTATTAGATACAGCAGCAGTTCAATCTTACAATATATCAGCAGGTGCAGTTGGTTCAACTCAATTAGCAAATACATCAGTTACTGCAGGATCTTATACAACAGCATCAATTACAGTTGATGCTCAAGGTAGAATTACAGCAGCATCATCTGGAACAGGGGGTGGAGCTGGAATGGGAATACCTACTCTTTATGCTTTAGGACCTTCTTCTGGAGTTTATACTGCAGCTCCAACCGCAAATAGAATAGGTGTTTATATATATGGAGGTGGTGGAGGTGGAGGAGGTAATCCGTGTAATGGTTGTTCAGGAGGATCGGGTGGCGGAGGATTTTTTAATAAACCAATAACACAACCTTTTTCTCAACCTTATTCTGTAGGTGCTGGAGGAAATACTGCTTATAGTGCAGGACAAGGAGGAGGCGGAGGTGGAAATACTAATTTAACAAATGTTGGTAGTGCAAACGGTGGAGCTGGAGGTACTGGAAATAATAACAATGCACGACCTGATGGAACTGCACCAGGAGCATCTCTAGCAGTCCCTACTTCTTTTAGAAGTGGTAATTTTGGTATTGGGGCACCTAGCCAACGTTCAGGTGGTCAAGCTGGTGCAATAATAGTATACGAAAATACAGGTACTTAAAAATGTCTTTTTTTATTTTTTTAAATAATTTAAATAATATAGAGAGTTCTTTATATAAAATAGCAGAAAATCAATCTGATTTAGATAATTTAAATATTAATAAATCTGATTATAAAATAATTGAAGATTCTTTATTTAATTTTAATCAAATTAAATATGGCACAAAACAAGTTAGTAAATATAACGATAACACTATTATTTATTTAGACAGCGTATCATTATTTACAAAAGAAAGTTTATCTAAATATATAACAAATTTTAAAAATTTAATATTTTTATTTTTAAAAAATAACCCAAATCATCCTTTATATAATAAATGGAATGATTATTTTAATCAATTATCTAATTTAAATTTAGATAGCATAGCTTATCCATTAAATATGTCTTTAGAACAATATTTTAATGAACAAAATCAACCATCTTTAAACCCTTTACAAATACCATAAAACTTGTTAATTAATTAACATGTTTGATAAAGAAATACAGTTTAGTGCACATGAAGATTATTTTGCATTAAAAGAAGATTATCCAACTCCTATAAAATTAAATATACCTGAATGGTATAAAAAATTAGAACATACTATTTTAACTAGAACAGTTAAAGGATGTATGCCTTTTTTAGATACATTAACTTGTGGTTATTTATTAAAAGTACCACAAGATTTTTATATAAGGCACAATGTAGATAGTAAAGATGAACAGGGAAACTCAATTAAAGATTCTTTTCAAACTTTTGCATTACATGATCATTCACAATTTTTATATGCAAAACGTATTAATTTAAATTCTGCAATAGACGTTCATCCAACAAGACAAGTAGAAGGGGCTCCTTTTATTGAAAAAAATAAAAATTTGCCTTTTTATAAAATAGTTAATCCTTGGAAAATAAAAACACCAAAAGGATATTCTTGTTTATTTGTTCCCCCTCTTAATAATTCAGACGATAGATTTAGCATTATTCCTGGAATAGTTGACACAGATACTTATATTAATGAAATAAATTTTCCAATTATAATAAATGGGGATAAATATCCCGTATTAGAAACCACAATTAAAAAAGGAACACCTTATGTTCAAATAATACCTTTTAAAAGAGATGATTGGAAAATGTCTTTAAAGCCACAAAAACAAAAAGAAATACAAAATTCTAAGGTGTTCTATGCTTTAAAATTATTAAATGTATATAAAGATAAATATTGGCATAAAAAATTATGGAAATAAAAAATTATATAAAAATATACGATGAAGTATTACCTTGGAATATTTTAAGTAATTTAATTCGTTTTATAAATTTTTCTGAATTCTATGAAACAAAAATTGGTGGATTAGAAAAAAGTAAAATAGATTTTAATATAAGAAGAACTTATACATTACCTTTATCAAATCTTAATAACTCATTTTCCAATATACATTGGTTTAATTTATTACATAATTTTTTTAATGAAAAGTTAAAACAATATCCAAATGATGCTAAAATTATAGATTATGGTTATGTAGAAATTAATAATATTGAAATTTTAAAATATGAAAATACTGGTTTTTATACTTGGCATGTAGATCATTTTAAAAATATTCCAAGAACTATGAGTTGTATTTTATTATTAAATAACGATTACGAAGGTGGAAATCTTTGTTTTAGAAATCCAGATGGATCCGAAGAACGTGAAATTGAGGTTAAACCAAATAGAATGATTATTTGGCCAAGCAATTTTTTATACCCACATACAGTTAAACCAGTGACAAAAGGAACAAGGTATTCAGTAGTAGCATGGGCACTATAAAAGATTTTAAATATAAATTAATTAAAAATTTCTTAACTCAAGAAGAAATTAAATTATTAACAGATTATTGTAGAATAAAACATAGATTGAATTTTGATTCGTTTGATTATGTTCAGAATAGTAATGGAGATACTTATTTTTATGGAGATCCTTTAATGGAATCTTTAATGATAAACAAATTAAATTTAATGCAAAAAGAAACAGGATTAGAGTTATTATGTACTTATGCTTTTTGGAGAATGTATACAATAAATGCAGATTTAAAAAAACATAAAGATAGACCTTCTTGTGAAATAAGTGTTACTGTTATGATAGGATCTGATGGAACTAAATGGCCAATATATATGGATGGAACTGAAATTAATATGAATGCAGGAGATGCTGCCATATATTTAGGATGTGAAATAGAACATTGGAGAGAAGAATTTAAAGGAGATTGGCATGCACAAACATTTTTACATTATGTAGATAAAAATGGTCCTAATACAGAATGGTTTAGAGATAAAAGAGTTCTTTATGGATCTAGTAAATAATTTTTTATATGAAAAAAATATTAGGAATTAATATTTCACATCATTTTTCAACATGTATTTATGAAAATAATAATATAAATAATTTATGGTATGAAAGTAGATATGTCCTTAAAAAGGAAAACACTATAATAAAAGATCCAAATACATTTTATTTATCTATATTTAAAAATATAAATTTTAAACCAGATCTTGTTGTTTATAGTTCATATATGAGACATGCTTTTAATAAATATTTTTTAAAAAATGCGACTACTGATGAAGAACATATAGAAATAATCCAAAAACAATTAGATAATCCTCCTTATTATTTTAATAAATATAACCATCATATTTATCATGCTCTTTCTGGATTTTATTTTTCAAATATGGAAGAAGCAATGTCTATTGTAATAGACGGAGGAGGAGCAATGCCGTTTAATGATAATTACCAAGAAATGGAATCTATTTTTTATATTAATAAAAAAAATATAATTAAATTATTTCAACATTTATCTAATGCGGAAGTGCTAAAAGAACATGAAAAACAAATAGCAAATAAAGCAAAAACTGTTTTATACGAAAAAGGTACAGAATACGAATTTAGTTCTTTAACTGTTGGAGGTAAAGCATTTTCTAAAGCTTGTTTGTTAATAAATTTTAAAGGACATCAAGCAGGAAAACTTATGGGATTATCCTCTTATGGTTATTCTAAAAATAAATATAATTTAAATTACGAACATGTTGAAATAGCTAAAAAAATACAAGAAGAAACTTTTGATAGAACTTGTAATTTAATTGAAAAAGCATATAATTATAGAAAAATAAAAAATTTTATTTTATCAGGCGGATATTTTTTAAATTGTACAAATAATTTTAAATACGTAAAAAAATATCCTCAATTTAATTTTTTTGTAGATCCAGTTGCTTCTGACGCAGGAACAGCAATTGGAGCATGTATATACCATGAAAATTATAAATAATTTAGAAGAAGCTGTAAATATTTTATTAGACCAAAAACCTTTGGTTATATTTCAAGAAAATAGTGAATGGGGAGCAAGAGCATTAGGAAATCGTTCAATATTATTTGATCCAAGAAATAAAGATGCAAAAAATATTATAAATAAACTAAAAGGTAGGGAGTGGTGGAGACCTTTAGCAGGTACAATTTTATTGGAATATGCTCAAGATTGGTTTAATATGGGTTCATTAAAAGAAAGCCCTTATATGAATTTTGCAATAGAAGCAAAAGAATTAGCTGTTAAAAATATTCCTGAAATTGTTCATGTAGATAATACATGTAGAATACAAACTGTGACTAAACAACAAAACGAAAATTTTTATAATTTAATAAAATATTTTTATGAAAAAACCAATGTTCCTATTCTTTTAAATACGTCTTTTAATTTAAATGAATTTCCAATAGTAGAAACTTTAGAACAAGCTTTGATGTTTTGTGAATGTTCAGAATTTAAATATTTATACACTCCTGAATATAAACCTGTAAATATTTTTAAAAAAAATGATATTTAAACAATACGAAAACGGATCTTGTGATATAGAGTTTTCAAAAGAAGAAATAAAAATTTTATCTGAAAAAGGAAAATTACATTTGTCAGATGAAGCTTTGAGACATTTTGGAAATCATCTGGTAGGCATAGTTTCTAATTGGAATTTTAAATTTAAAGAAGAACTACAAAATAAATTTACTTATAATAATTCTAAAATAGAAGGAAAATGAAAATTTCTTTTTTTACAAATAATGTTTATATAAAAGAAAATAATTTGTGGTTAGAAAATTTAAATAATTTTTCTGATCTTTATATAAAGCAATCAATTGAAAATAAAAATATTATAGATAATAAAGATTTTGGATTAGTTCATCATTCTTCGTTATTAATGAATGATGATAATTTTTTTGAATTTAATCAATTTATATGTGATGAAGCTAGTTTAATTTTAGATGAACAAGGGTATGATTTAAAAGATTATTTTATATCAATTACAGAACTATGGGTACAAGAATTTGCAAAACAAGGAGGAGGTCATCACAGTATACATACTCATTGGAATGGGCACATATCTGGTTTTTATTTTTTAAAATGTAGTGATAAAACATCTTACCCTATTTTTCATGACCCAAGACCTGGAAAAATAATGATTCAATTACCAGAAAAAGATATTAATCAAGTAACAGATGCTTCTGAAAAAATACATTTTAAACCTAAACCAGGTACTTTTATATTTTTTAATTCATATTTAGGACATGAATTTACTGTAGATCCTGGAATAGAGCCTTTTAGATTTATACATTTTAATATACAAGCTTTCCCTAAACAATTAATAAACAATAATATTAAAAGGATATAATTATGTTTTACATCTGGCACACGCTACTCGTTTTATTATTTATAGCTTTTGCATTTTTTATGGGATATAAACTAGGGAAAAGTAAACAAGAGAATAAACAAGAAAAAGGCTCTTGTCCCTTCTTTAATAATGATAACTTTTCATAGTAATTAACAAAAAGATGGGTATAATGCCACTTTATGCCTTTACAAAAGATACAATTAAAACCAGGTATTAATAAACAAACAACACCTACCGGAGCCGAAGGGCAATGGATAGATTGTAATAATGTTCGTTTTCGTTATGGACAGCCTGAAAAAATAGGTGGATGGCAAGAATTAACTTCTTATTATTTAGCAGGCCCAGTTAGAGCACAATTAACTTGGAATGCTTTAGATGGTAAAAAATATGCAGCTTTAGGAACTTCTAAAGTTTTAGTTATTTATTTTGATGGAAAATTTTACGATATAACTCCTTTAGATACTTCAAGACAACAAACAAGTTGTACTTTTACAACTATAAATACTTCTACAACAGTGACTGTAACAAAAGCAGGGCATGGATTATCACTTGGTGAATATATTGTATTTACTTCTGTAACTCCTCCAGTTGGATCAGGGTATTCAGCTTCAGATTTTACAACAAATCCATTTGAAGTCATTACCGCAACAACTACTACTTTTACTATTAAAATGGCAACCGCAGCAACTGGAAACAGCACAACATCTGGTTCTGCAACAATGACACCTTATTATATTGTTGGTCCTGCTAATCAAACAGGTGCTTATGGTTGGGGTGCTGGAACATGGAGTTATTCAACTTGGGGAACTGAAAGAGATGTAACAACCGTTGTTCTTTCTGCTGGAAGTTGGTCGTTAGATAATTTTGGACAAATTTTAATTGCAACGATTAAAAATGGTGCAACATTTACATGGAATCCTGGTGCTGGAACTCCACTTCAAACAAGAGCAACTATTATGACAGGTTGTCCAACATCTTCTATTTTAACATTAGTATCAGATAGAGATAGACACGTATTTGCATTTGGAACTGAAACTACAATTGGAGATTCAACAACATTTGATCCAATGTATATCAGATGGTCTAATACTGAAGATTATAATGATTGGAACCCAACTGTTACAAATAGCGCAGGTACTTTTAGATTAGATACTGGAAATACTATTATTGGAGCTATTCAAGGTAAAGATTATATTTTAGTTTTAACAGATGCTGCGGCCTATACAATTCAATTTGTAGGACCTCCATTTGTATTTTCTGTTAGACAGGTTGGTACAAACTGTGGAGCTTTAGGTCAACATTCTATGGCTTATGTTCAAGGAGCATGTTGGTGGATGGGATATGGTGGAGGATTCTTTGCATTTGATGGAACAGTTAAACAAGTTCCAAGTTTAGTTCAAGATTGGGTATTTACGACAGACGGAAGTGATGGTGAAAACCCTGGTATTAATTATGGTGCAAGTGATATAGTTTATGCATATCATAATTCATTATATAATGAAGTTGGTTGGTTTTATCCAACAGCTACTTCAAATCAAGTAGATGCAAGAGTTGTTTATAACTTTCTTGAAGATACATGGGCAATAGGATCACTTGCTAGAACA